TAGACTTTGAAAACGGTAGTGTACTTACTGAAGTAGAACTAGACCGTGCTTACTTGCACAACCTATATCTTAACGAAGAGATTGAGGAAGGCAGCGGTAAGAATGTAATGACTAAGAACTCTGCTGGTAACTTTGAAGCTGACTTAGCTAAGATAGTTGACCTAGCTGATCCTACTGCTGCACAGGATGCTGCCACTAAGAACTATGTGGACACTGAGATTACTACTGAAAGAACAGCTAGAATTGCAGATGTAGATGCTGAAGAGACTGCCAGGATTGCTGCTGTTAGTGCAGAGGAAAGTGCCAGGATTGCTGGTGACGCTTTGAAGGTAGCTAAGGCAGGGGATACAATGACAGGTGATCTAGGCATGGGCAGTAATAAAGTTACTTCCTCTGCTACTCCTTCTACAGGTAATGACTTAACCAATAAAACTTATGTGGATGCTGGAGATGCTGACCAAGTCAATAAGACTGGAGACTCTATGAGTGGTGAGTTAGCAATGGGAAGTAATAAGATTACAGGTCTAGGTACTCCTTCTGCTTCCACGGATGCAACTAATAAGTCTTATGTTGATGCTGAGATTGCTGCTACTCTAGCTACAGGTGTTGCAGGTGGTCCAATAGATACAGCTAACATTGCTGATGATGCAGTTACTGCTGCTAAGTTAGCAGACACTGCTGTTACTCCTGGATCATATACGAATGCTGATATAACAGTAGATCAACAAGGAAGAATCACAGCTGCTGCTACAGGTTCTAGTGGTGCTCCTACAGCCAATGAAATACTTACTTCTTTAAAAACAGTAGACGGTGCAGGTAGTGGATTGGATGCTGACTTGTTAGATGGTCAAGAGGCTACAGCTTTTGCTACTACAGTATCTTTAGGTACTGCTGCTTATGTTAATACAGATCTTTTCGCTGCTGCTTCACATACTCACGCAGCTTCTAACATTACAGACTTTGATACTGCAGTATCTTTAAACGCTGCTGTTACTGCTAACACAGCTAAGGTTACTAATGCCACACACACAGGAGATGTTACAGGTTCTACTACCCTGACAATAGCTGACAACGCTGTTACTTCTGCTAAGATAAGTGATACAGACACACAATTCTTAGTAGACGATACATCTACTCAAAAGAAAGTAGTAATTAATGAAGCTGGTGCAGATTTAGATTTTAGAGTAGAGGGAAATGCTAATGTAAATCTTATAAACACAGTAGGTCAGCATGATATTGTTGGACTGGGTTTAGTTCCTGATGAAACGGATACATTTGGAATTAGTGATAAATATATAGGACAAGTAAAAGATGGTTTAAGAATATTTCACGATGATGGAGTAGCTAAGTTAAAACTTTTAACAAGTAAAACAGGAGGTGGAGGTGCTTCTATAACACTCCAATCAACTACCGCACCTACTACAAACGAAGGTCATTATAGTGTATTCACAGGATCAGCTAACGGTATTTTTAATATTATTAATGAAACCACACAAAACGGATTAACGCTCGATAATACAGGAGCTTTAAATGTAGACGGTGCTTTATCAAAAGGTTCAGGTGCTTTTAAAATAAATCATCCTTTAAAACCCGATTCACACCACTTAGTACATTCTTTTATAGAAGGTCCAAAAGCAGATTTAATCTACAGAGGTAAAGTATCTCTTGTGGATGGAGTTGCTCAAGTAAACATAGACACAGCTAGTGGTATGACCGAAGGCACTTTTGTAGCACTTTGCACTGATGTTCAATGCTTTACTTCTAACGAATCCGATTGGGATGCAGTTAAAGGAAGTGTAGAAGGTAACACCTTAACAATAAACTGTCAGAACTCTTCTTCAACTGCAACAATATCTTGGATGGTGGTAGGAGAAAGAAAAGACCAACACATGTTAGATACAAACTGGACTGATGAAAACGGTAAAGTAATTGTAGAACCTGCTAAGTAAATGACAGAACAACTCTCCCACTTTCTTGATACTGCTCTTGGTGTTATTCTAGCTGTTATAGGTTGGATGATTAAAAAACTTACAGACAGGTTAGATAACGATGAAAAAAGACTGACCAAGATAGAGGTGGAGTTAGCTGCTCAAAGTGAAAGAGATACTGCGGTTGAGAACCGTATGAGTGGTCTTGAAACAAGTGTAAAAGAAATTAATACTAAACTAGATCGTCTAATGGAGATGTTAATGAAAAGATGAAAAAAGGACTATACGCAAACATAAACAGAAGAAGAAAGCTAGGCATTAGCCGCAGCAAAAAGAAGTCAACTATATCCCCTAAAGCTTACAGTAACATGAAGCGTGGGTTTCCTAAAAAGAAGTAGGATGGCTAGGAGTGTATCACTATCTCTAGGTAGAGGTGAGAAGTCTCGTAAGGGTGGTCTCACAGCTAAGGGCAGGGCTAAGTATAATAGGGCTACAGGTTCTAACTTAAAAGCTCCTCAACCTGGTGGTGGTCCTAGAAAGAAGTCTTTCTGTGCTAGAATGTCAGGAGTCAAAGGACCAATGAAAGATTCCAAAGGCAGACCAACTAGAAAAGCTTTAGCCCTTAGACGGTGGAAGTGTTAACAGATGCCTAGAAGACCTGTAGTTCGTATTCACCCTTTGACCTTTCAACAGCGTACTATCGCTGCGTCTGCTGGTGCTGTAGCTACAGACAACAAAGAAAAAGCAGAGACATTAGAAACACAGGTTGAATCTTTAGAGAGTGATCCATTCTTCGTTACTTTAGACGGAGGTGGTGCTGTAGTACAAGACGAAGACATTTTTGACGGAGGAGGAGCAAGTGCCTAATTTTACTAAAAGAATACAATTACGAAGAGGAACTGATACTGAGTGGTCTACTGCTAATCCTGTCTTGCTGGAAGGTGAGATAGGAATTGAACTGGACTCTGAAAGAAACAGAATAAAGATAGGAGACGGTACTACTGCCTGGAACTCTTTACCTTACTTCCTTGATGCAAGAGAAGCAGAAGTCGGTGATTATGATGACTTTGTAGATGCTTTAACAGGACCATGAGTACATTACTTACACAGCTTGGACAGAAGGTTAAGACTCAACTAGACACCAAGCTTAACACATCTGGAGGTACTATATCAGGTGATTTATCTATATCACAACTCTTTGAACTAGGGTCTTATACAGCTGATACATTACCTAATACAGGTGCGAGTGGAACAGTTATCTATGTATCTGATGGGGACGACGGCAATCCTTGTATAGCTGTTGATAACGGAAGCGACTGGAAAATATTATCTTTCGGTAATGTATTAACACCTGCTACTAAACTACTTACGGAACTAGGTGACAATTTGACAACAGAAGCAGGTGATCTTTTAACTGCGTGAATCTTGACAAAAGTTTTCTTGGTCTGTAATACTATTTCTAAACTCTCACATACAATACTAACATAGAAAATATATAATTAATTATGTCTACCTTACTTACCCAATTGGGACAAAAAACAAAAGTAGAGCTTGATAAGAAGCTTGCCCTTGCTGGCGGAACAATGACTGGAGCGATTACGCTCAGTGGTGCTCCTACTGCTAATTTACACGCTGCTACTAAGCAATATGTTGACGGAGAAATCACAACTGTTAGCTCAAGTGTTTCTACAAACACAAGTAACATCTCCACTAACACAAGCAATATATCTACTAACGCTAGTAACATCTCTTCCAACGCTAGTGATATTGCTACTTTGCAGTCTAATGTCAGCTCAAATGACAGCGACATTTCTACTCTTCAAAGCAATGTTAGTTCTAATGATACTGACATCAGTAACTTACAGACTCAAGCTGGTTCATTGGCTTCTGACGGTAACTCCGCTTCTTTCAGTGGTGACCTTTCAGCTGCTAACGCTGTATTCAGTGGTAACTTGACTGTTCAAGGTACAACTACTTCTGTACAGACTACTAACATTGATGTATCTGATTCCTTGATGAATCTTTCTAAAGGTGCTGCTTCAGGTGCTAATGCTTCTAATGACGGTGGATTCATCGTTGAGCGTGGTTCTTCAGAAGACAATGCTGCTCTTATCTGGGACGAAGGTGATGACAAGTTCAAAGTCTTAACGACTTCTGCAACTGCTGCTTCTACTGACATCTCTGGTACAGACAGTTCTGCTGCTCTTGCTTCCTTTGATGCCAGCTTAATTCACAACGGCACAGCTCTAGGAACTGTTGCTGAGTTTGAATCAGCCCTTACTTAATCTTTTGGTTTAGATAAAAGATAATAAAATGTGTTTGGGGAGGTCTCACTTTTGTGGGGTCTCCCCTTTTTCTTGTACTTTTATAATAACAATGCTAAAACTATAATATATGAAGACATTTGAAGAACTAGGTAAGTTTCAAGGTTATGTGGCAGATAGCTACAAGGCTGCTATAGATCAGATGCACGAGACTGGAGAATACAACCCTTCAATACTTAACGGTGCTAGACAACTGCTAAAGGATAACGAGATAGTACTACAAGCAGGTAAAGACACTCCAATCAATGATCTGTTAAATGTTGTGCTACCTTTTGAAGAAGACACAGATTTAAAGTCTAAAGTTAAGTAATAACTGTAATAACACCAAAGAGAGATTATGAGTATGAGTGAATCTAAACTTCACCAACTCAAGGACTTCCGTAACTTCTTATATTTAGTTTGGAAGCACTTGAACCTGCCTGACCCTACACCCCTTCAGTACGACATTGCTGACTACATGCAAGAAGGTCCTAAACGATCTGTTATCATGGCATTCNGNGGTGTAGGTAAGTCCTGGATATGTTCNGCCTATGCTGTCCATCAACTCCTCCTAGACCCNTCTAAGAACATCCTTGTAGTGTCTGCATCTAAAAACAGAGCAGATGACTTCTCCACCTTCACCTTGAAAATCATACACGACATTCCTGTTCTTCAAGGTCTTATACCCAGAGGAGATCAAAGATTCTCTAAGATTGCTTTTGATGTTGGTCCTGCACCTGCTGCTCACGCACCCTCAGTTAAGTCACTAGGTATATCCTCCCAGCTAACAGGTTCTCGTGCTGATATCATCATTGCTGACGACATAGAAGTACCTAACAACTCTGCCACTCAAGGTATGCGAGATAAGCTGGATGAACAGGTAAAAGAGTTTGAAGCTATTCTGAAGCCCTTAGACACCTCTAGGATCATCTTTCTAGGTACACCGCAGTGCGAGGATAGTATTTATAACAAACTGCGTGAGAGAGGCTATAACGCTCGTATATGGACATCTGAGTATCCTAGTGAGGATATTGTAGAAAAGAACTATGATAATGACAT